ACTTGTTGTCCTGGAATATTAACAGGGGTTGTTGCTAACTTAGCTGCTTGATCATAAAGACTAAGTTTTCTAGCCTCTACTTCTGGAGCTTCTCTTGCAATGTTTGTTTGTGTTCCAGTTGAAGTACCACCACCACCACCGCCAGCGCTGGATCCTCCACCAAATATAAAACTCATTATTTTATCTCCTTAGTATATAAATATCTTTTAACTTCCCAACCTTTAGTTTTTAAAAAGTTTTTCCAACCAGGTCTAGCATGAACTGCAATTTTCTTAGCATCATTTTGAATTGCTAAATGCTCTATCATTTCTGCAGCTTCATCCTGCCATAAATATCTCTTCTCACCTTTTAATAAAATAACTTCTACTTGTTTATAGTTAGGTAGGGTCGTGATCCGTGTAACAAAAGTACCGAACACTTTATGCTTCTCCCCATCATCTGAACCAAACATAACAAACAACTGAAGATGACCTAAAAGAATACCTTCTTTTAAATCTGTAATAGACATGGGATCACCATCATACTTTAAACCTTCTCTCAACATAAACTCTACCAATGTCCAGTAGTCATTTAATTGTTTAGGCTCGATGTATAATACAGCAACCTCTTTATTAATTTTTAGTTTGCTTTGCGCCATCTGTTAACTCATATATTCTTTTTAGTTGTGATTGTTGATTGTAAAAAAACTTTGCACCTTTTGCTCTCATATCTTTAAAATCGCTAGGGCTTGCTCCAGACATAATACCAGCACCTAAGATAGCATCTGCTCTAGACACAAACTCTCCATCTGCTAACTGAGCTAACATTGTATCTTTATCTTTATTTCCCATACCAGTTTCATCTTCTATATATCCACCAGCTCTTTCGTATAAAGAATAATCTTTTTCATCTTTAACTATTTTAGAAGGTAAGTATTGAACTCCACCCCCTTCATTGAATTTTTTAATATTTGTTATGCCTCCTTTAGCTGCATAAAATGTATTAGCGTTAGGGAAAGGATTATAATTAGTTGTTTCATTTGCTGGAACAAAAGCACCTTCTAATTTTGCACTTTCTCTCGCATAAGCGTCTTTGTAATCTTTTTCATTAAATAGTGGTTTATCAGGTGTATCATCACTAAACAATCCTTCAACTAAAGGTAATGCTGTTGAAGCTGTAACTAGTTTTGAAACTGGAGACATACCCATGAAACCTGAACCTGCTGCAGCTTTCTCTGCTGCCGCACCTTCTAAGCCTGCAGTTTTTATTGCTTCTGCACTCATAGCTTTTTTACCTAATAAAGAACTGATACCACTACCTGCCATTGTATTACCAAGTTGAGCTTTTAAACCTTCTCCGGCTAATGCATTTGCGCCTCCTCCAAAACCTTGTATCATTGATGACCCTGGTAAAGCTGACATACTATATAACTGAGAACCACCCCCCACTATAAATGCATCTCTTAATGATCTTTTAGTTGATTTTCCTCTAAGTTTCTGTACGCCAAATGTGGCTAATGCTAATGTAAATGGATCCATAATTTAATATATAGTTTATGGCTAATAATACCATTTTAGTCTATTCGTTTCAACTCATCAGCAAATCTTCCTGTATACTGATGCTCTCCTACATGACTTATATAATCCTTAATATATGCGTGACATTTACCACCTAAATCTCTCCATCTCATACAGAAAGCAAAGTCTTCACCGTGATACGTATGCGTCTCTGGATCAAAATGAGTATCAAAAAAATTATAAACATTAGGAGTTTCAACAGACTTACCATTAATTACCGTGTGTTGTTTAATCTTCATATGTGGATATTGTTTAACCATTTTTTCAATAACTGATTTCTTAATAAGCATACACCCCGTAGGAGAATGAGTTACTTCCATAACACCATCCACAACTGTAATATCTTCTATATTTTCTAATTTAAGGGGATAGTTATTCATAGACATACTTAAATCTGTTTTATTTTTAATAGACCCTTCATTTAATTTATGCATCCCTTTATCCCAATCAAAGCTTTTTAATGGGTAGGGTATTGATATAATATCCTTATCTTTTTCAAGCATGTTATAAATAGAGTAAGATTCAAAATCTATATCCGAATCGATAAATAACATATGTGTAGCTTCTTCATTATTTAAAAATGCAGCTGTACATAAATTTCTACCCTGAGTTACTAGAGATGATTTAATTAAATGAAACATCACTTTTATGTTTTGATAAAAACAAAACTTTTGAAACTCTAATAAAGATTGAGCATAATGAATAGATACATCACTATGGACTGGAGTACATACCACAATACTATATTTAGGTTTTTCTATTGGTGATTCTTTTGTTTCATCTTTCCATATAGGTTTAACAGTTTCATTAAAGTCAATGTTTTGACTTATTTTTTTATGCTTAAGCCTTGGATCGTGCATTTAAAGCTCCTCTCAAAAAGTTTTCCCATTCTTTTCCTTTTTTCTCCCAGGAATAAAATCTTTTATAATAATCTACTTGAGCATCTAAATGATTTTGAAGATAGTCCTCATGAAGATAGTCAGCAGCTGTATCTATAGCATGAGCAAAAGCAATTGCTAAAGCTGCGTAGTCTTTAGTAAAATTTACATATACTGGCCATTCAGCAAACGTTTCAAAAAGTGCACCGTAGTTTGTGACAATTCCATGTAGTCCTGCTGCTGCAGTTTCTACCACACCTATACAAAAAGTTTCTTCCCATATACTTGGGTAAACCCACATTTGATAATCTGTCATATGATCTAAAAGATATTGATTAGGTTTGTATCCAATATAATTAACATTAGGTAATTTTTCAGCTTGTTCATATAAAGGAAGATAAACATCATCATTTCTTTCTTTAAAACTATCTCCATAAATTTGAGTACTACTATAAACATCTAAAGTTATATTAGGATTTTTAACATATTGCATTGCAGCTAACATTACATTTAGACCTCTCCATGGAGTAGAGTGATGTAATAATTTTATAGGATCACCTTTTTTATATTTTTTTCTAGTGGGAAAATTATCAGTTGCATTTTTAATAACCATGCATTTGTTTTGTGGTACCTCAAACATCATTCTAAATTTTTCATAGTTCCAATGACTATTAAAAACATACCAGTCGTATTCATCATGACGTTCTTTGTTATTAAAAAACTCTTGAAGGTTAGGTTGATCCCAAGAATTTTTTTGCCAAAGAATATTTAATTTAGTTGGGTGTAAAGGAACTTTACCAGGAATAGAAGTACATATCTGTACTTGATCTAATAGTTCTTTGGGACAGTGTTTTTCTAATAATGCAAATTGTAATTCAGTTCCGCCCTGTGGTTCCATTATTTGGTTTTACCAAATATTGACATAGATGCAACAGTTATTTCAACATGCTGTGAAAAATCTTCATTAGTTGTTGTAGTGTCTGGATTTGATACATCAGCATCAAACTCAGCCTTACTAGCATAAACCTTACCAGTTGTTTTATGTTTTACTATTTCTTTTGCTACAGCAGGTATTACTTTTACTTCTTTTCCGTCTATAATTTTAGTTGTCATATTAATTCCTTCCTTGTTTATTGTATTTCTTATAACTTCTTTTCTTACTTTTGTTAAGACATTTTGTATGCCTACGGGGTCTTTTCCTAGGCTGGTCTCTCTCTACATATGCTGTAAATTTTTTAGCCATTTTGATCTGATCTGTTTATTTCTAATAAACTAATCGTAACATCTGGTCCAGTAATGTCTGATAGCATTTTTAGTATATCGGTTTCTTCTAAAATCAATATGTTGGTAATAAATTCATGGTGAGCGTCTGCAGCTATGGTTTTTTTTTCATAAAAATAAGTTGTGGCCCCTGAAGTAATTTTAACTGTAACAATTGCGTCTCCTGCACCTTCATTGTAAACATGAATAGATTTAATTAAAGCTCTGCTATTACTTGGTGCTGTATAAACACTTTGTTCCGTACCAGTTATTAAATCTGTGTTTACTTTTTTATATATATTAGCCATTAAACCACGCAAACCTTTCTGTGTCTTGTTTTATTTCTTCTTGATAAGAAGTGTTTAGCTTATCTTTAAGAGTTTGTAAAGATTGTGCTACTTGTCTTTGATTGTCTTCAGTATAAACTGGTGTCGGTTCAGGAATTATAATATCTACTCTTGCCATTATCTCATTCCATCAGGTTGCACATCAGCTCTAAAAGTTCCATATCTCCAATTTTGGTCTGTAGAAGTATTAGCAACTTTAATACTTGCAAATCTTGATCTTGCTCTAGTGTCTACTTTATCAGTTGTGCTATTTACTATAAAAGGTCCGAGAGGCGAGGATGTTGCAGTATCAGATGGAAATTTTCTAAGGTTAATAGTTATTTCCGCATCTCCAGTAATTAATTTAAAATCAGGAATAAATCTTCTAACACTCATAAAAAATTGACCATCTCCTCCTTCGGCTAAATCAAAATCTCCAGATTGAATAAAAGCTGGTATAGCTGTTTTTGCTCCAGTAGAATCTACTTCGTTATTACCAACTTCATGAGCATAATAAGTTGATGCTCCGTTTGCATTTGTCACTCCTTGAATAGTAGGGAATGTTGGTGTACCAGACGCACCATATTCAGTTGCATATGGATTGTCATATAGTGTTGCATCAAACCAAGTAGTCCTTGAAAGTGATCCAGTTGTCCAAGTTTGTTCTGTGTAATTATAAGTAACAACTCTGTCAATTAAAGATGAACCAGATTTGGGATAGAACCAACTTATTTCTTCATAAAGATGATTTAGTCCTACATAAATTTGTTCTCCATTAGCGTAACTCAAACCTAGATTGTCTCCTTTATTTGTAAATACAAAATCTTCAACTAAACATGGTATTGATTTAACTGTACCATCGTATACAAAAAATCCTCCAGCTTGACCCATCCACCAAACAGCTCCGTTTACATATTTAATAGAGTGTTGACCAATAGCTCCACAATTACTTCCAACTTGTCTTATTGAAAATGTAAATGGAGGACCAACAAACTGCATTACATAAGCTGATGTGTCAGTTAAAATTAAAATATAATCTTTACCTCTTACAGCTCCTACTATTCTTGTACCTGAATCTATTCTAAATGTACCAGCAGTATTAACTGAAGTCGGAGCATAATCAGATATATCTTCTTGATCCGAAAATCTTATAAACATTTTATCTTGAGTATTTGAAGTTCCAATTGTAGTTTCTGTTCCAAGTATAACTAAATGTCTATCCCTTTCAGAAACAATAGACATAACAGATTTAGTTGGTGCTCCACTAACAACAGTTGCTCGTGTGGTTAATGCAGCAGCGGAATTACTTATAGTATCCCACTCAAATGTTTGACCATCTTTTATTGTTGCAATTAATTTTGATCCAAAATGATCTAAAGACCATGATGCAGATTCTAAAGTTACTCCACCAGTCAATGATGAAGTTCCCCATCCAAGATAAGCTTCAACAGAAGCTCCACTCGCATGGGCTGATCTAGTGCCTGCTACAGCTCTAGTAATTCCAGTTAAATCATTTGTAGAAATTCCAGTGTATGAAATAAACTCTGCTCCAACTTTTATAGTTCCAGATGTTGGAAAACCAACAACGGAAGATAATGTAATTGAGGTTCCTGAACCACCAGTACCAGCAGTGTCATCTTGTAGTAAACCATTTAAAGTTGAGATAACTCCTGCAGACCCGCCCCATCCAGAAGTACCATAACCAAAACCAGCAGTTTGATTTAATGGTCCTACTTTAACATAAGGATTTATTGTTGCTGATCCACTTGCTGCAACAGTTGTATTAGCATTAGCCGCCATAGTAATTGTAAATGTATCTTGACTAGTTGCTGTCACAATTTCAAAAGTATTTGTAGTAAAATCTGCACCTACATAACCAGCTCCAACTGGTGGTGTTACAGAAGTAAATCTAATTAAAGCACCTGCTAATAAACCATGAGCAATTTTATTTACAGTTACAGTTGGACTAGTGTTGGCTGTTGTAAATGTTGCTCCAGTAATTGCAGTGTCTAATGGTGTGATATCGTAGAATGCATTTTCATAATAAATTATTAAAGCCTTATTAGTACCTATAGCTGAGTATCTTCTACCATCTAAATCAGCCCAAACAAGTTGATCTCTCGCTGCACCAACTAGTGTATTTGAAGTTATTTGTTGCCAACCCCCTATTTTTTCTGGCAGACCATATCTAAACCTAACAAAATCACCATCAGTCCACTGACCTTCTGCTCCAGTTTCTGTGACTTGCTTATTAAATCCCGGTCTAATCTGTACGTTTGTTAAAGGCATGCAGACATTATATCATTTATTTGAAGTATATTAAATAACTCTACTTAACAACTTTAAATTATCGTTTAAACCAAGATGGAAGACCTAAATGAGGACGTTTGTCAAACATATTATCTTTAGATCCTGGAGTTTTTCTGTTGTTATAGTGAAGAAATACTTGAGCACAGTCTTTACCTTTAAACTTTTCTCGCCAATGCTCTAGTTCACAACCAGAATAGACT